AAATCAGAGGGCGAACTTAAAACGATTCGCGAACGGTTGCAGCAATCCGAAATGTTTATCGCGGACTACCCAGAGATCGGCATACCGTTCCGAGCGGTCGGGGCTTGGTCATCAAGGGCAAGGATGCAGACAGCAGGCGGCAGGCCGACAGGCATCGAAATGGCGTCAGATCATATCATCCTACCGACAATCAAACGCGATCAACTGCCATCATCGTGGCCTCAAGAAATCGAGCCAGCAAGCTGCGGCCAGATCGTCGCTTCGGTTGGCGTTGATGGATCGATTCGCGGGACAAACTACTACGATCGCAGGCCGTCGCTTGCAATCATCGACGACATCGAAGACCGAGAGGCCGCGGCATCCGATACGCTGATCGGTAAAAACGAAGAGATCATCGAGCAAGATATATCGGGCCTTGGGGCTTCTGGCCGCCGAGTTTCGCGGCTAATGCTTTGCACTACTCAAAATCGCAAGTCGATTGCGTACAAGTACACCGATCCAAAGCTAAAACCAAACTGGCGCGGCGAGCGGTTTCGGATGCTTGTGCAAAAGCCGGATCGGATGGATTTGGTGCAGCAATACATCGCAATGAGGCAAGAGCGATCGTCAAGCGATCCAGACGCCCGCGACGCTTTTCGTTTTTGGCGAGACAATAAAGACGACATTGAACGCGGAGCGGCAATCAGCAACCCCTACAGTTTTGATCAGAGGCCACACGCCGACGGCGAACTACTCGAGCTATCGGCGATCCAAGCCTATTACAACAAAGTCGCAGACTACGGCGAAAAAGCCGTCGCGACGGAATACGATAACGACCCGCCGCCGGAAACCGGGCCGGTTGGCAATGGCATTTCGGCCGACATTGTATCAAGCCGGATAAGCGGCCTAGCAAGGCGACAACTGCCGGCAAATACGGTTTCGGTCACGGCGGCAATCGACCTCGGGAAGTACGCTTGCCACTGGGTTATCTGCGGATGGTGGAAAGGTGCCGGCGGCGTGGTCGTCGACTACGGCATTGCGGAGGTAACTGGCACGGACAACACGACCGACAACGAAGCAAGCGAGCCGATGATTTATAAGGCTTTACTCCGCTGGCGTGATGAGATGCTTTCGCGTCCTCTTGTCGATGCGTCAGGCGAGGAAAGGCCGATCGACTTTACGCTGATCGATTCGGGCACATTCACAAACGCGGCTTACGAATTTTGTCGTCAAGTTGGCGGCAAGTTTCATCCCTCAAAAGGGATCGCCAATTACAAGCCACGCCGGACGGCATCGCCTACTTGCATTCCCGGCGAAAGGTTACACGCTCAGTTTTTGCAGCCGTCAAAGGTTTGGTTGTACGAACTGGATGTAGACTACTGGAAGCAATGGGTACACGAACGATTTTTGACGCCGACGTTCGACGAAAACAACATGCTCCGCCGCGGGTCGCTTTCGTTGTTTCATCCAGACGGCAACAAAAAACACTTGACCTTTGCTCAACACATCGCAGCCGAAGAGCTTGTGAGTGAGTTCAAAGAGGGCCGCGGATCGAAAACGTTTTGGAATCGAGTCAACGCTAACAACCACTTTTTCGATGCTGTTTGCATGGCATCGGCGGCGACCGAAGTTTGCAAGGTTAAGTTAATCGGCGAAAGCGAGTCGCAAGTATCAGCAAGGCAAGTCAACGCGGACGCACCGAAGCCGATCGCAAACAGAGCCAAGCCGCACGGAAGATTTAGAACCCGTCCCGGTGGATGGATACCGCAGAGGCGTTACTAGGAGGATTAAAGCCGATGAGCAAGCGAAAGCAAGTTAAGCAAGAGCAAGAAACACAGCCGACGCCATTAGAGCCGAAGCGATTCAACCCGCGGCCGTGCAGCAGTTGCGCGGCGATCAGGCCGAAGGGCGAGTCTTACAGCGTAGTCTATGCGACGAAAGGAAGCGTCCGGTATTGCAAATGCAAATACTGCGGAGCGACATGGGCACAGGCTCAAAGCTTCGTTGGTGATAATGTTACTACGCCCGTAGTAACTAGGCCCGAAATTCCATTGCAAGCGAACGCGAATGGCTTACCGTTAAGTCATGTCGCAGACCGCCACATTATTGAACCAAATCGAAGCAGCGATCAGCGCCTTGCTAACGGGCGGGGCGTCGTCGTATTCAATCGGTAATCGGTCGGTTTCTAAGCTTGACCTCGGCGAGCTAATGGCACAGCGGGACATGCTTACCCGCCAGCTTGCCAGAGAAAACGGCACCGCGATCCGGCTTGGCCGAATGTCGAGGGTTAGCCGATGATCGGGCGAACTCTTGACCGCGCTATATCTGTTATTGCCCCACGATGGGCGTTGCGTCGCGCACACGCTCGAAAGCTATTCGAGCGATCTTATCAAGGTGGCGAAAACAACCGCCTCAACTCCAACAAGCGGCCAAAGAATCAATCGGCCGATCAGGAGTTACTAGGCCCGCAGGGTGCCGACTCTTTAAGGGCTTGGGCAAGGGCGTTGGTTCGCGATAACGCCTACGCTTGGGGCGTGGTTGATACGATCGTCTCAAGCGTTGTCGGTTGCGGCATCAAGGCACAAAGCACGCTTGAAACGCCAATCGGCGAAGATGTTGAAAACGTCAACGAAATCCGTGATAAGGCTTGGCAAGATTGGTCGGAAGTGTGCGACGTTAACGGGTTGCACACGTTTGAAGAAATGCAAGCACTTTGTCAGCGTGAAATCGTCGAAGCTGGCGAAGTGCTGGTGAAGATCGTCCGAACTTCCGGCAAGGAGTTTCGCGGCATTACAAGGCCGGTGCCGCTTGCTCTTGAGCTTATCGAGGCGGATCGACTTGCTACGGACAAAGACCAATACCTGGCACGCAACAGCGATCAGAACCGCATCATTCGCGGCGTCGAAATCGATGACCTCGGCAAGCCGATTGCCTATTGGATTTATCCAGAGCATCCGAACAGCCCATACGTTTTGAGGCGAACGCCAGAACGCATTCTCGCTACTGAAATCATCCATCTGTATCGACGCGACCGAATCGGCCAGAGTCGAGGCGTATCGTGGTTTGCACCCGCGATGCAATGGCTACGCGATTTGGGCGTTTACGTAGATAACGAATTGCAAGCGTCGGCCGTTGCGTCGTGTTTTACGATGGCAATCAAGACCGAGACGCCGATCAACTCTTTAACCGATCCAGACGGCGGCGACACCTCGGACAAGTCGGGCAATCAATACGACTACTTGCAGCCCGGCATGATCATGCACCTCGGGCCGAATGAGTCGATCGAGTCGGCTAATCCAGGCAGGCCGAACGCAAACGCTGGCCCGTGGATTGAATTGATCCTACGCGGCATCGCGGTTGGCACGGGGCTATCCTATGAAGTGGTCGCCCGCGACTACTCGAAGACGAATTACAGCAGCAGCAGAACGAGCCAGCTTGAGGACCGAAGGCGTTTTCGTTGCTGGCAACAATACTTGCGGAACCATCTTTGCCAGCCGATTTGGAACGCATTCTGCGAACAAGCGGCATCGGCTGGCGTTGTCGGATTTCCTACCGCGGTTGAATTGCTTGACGATCGCAATACGGCTGCGCCGGTCGAGTGGCAAATGCCGGACTGGGAATGGGTCGACCCAAGCGTCGAGCAACAAACCGCTCAGGCGTCGATCGATGCTTACATGAGCGACTACCAAACAGAGCTTGGTGCTCGTGGTAAGTCGTGGAAAAACGTTTTCTATCAGCGAGCGAAAGAAGATCGGCTGCGTCGTCAACTTGGTTTGTTGACGCCGGCTGAGCAGCAATTGGCAATGGTTAACGCAAACCAAAACCCGCAAGCCCAACAGCCGCCGCAAACCGGCTCTGGCGAGATGCAGGGAATGGGCCGACTAGCGTTTAAGAACGCGACCAAGGCTATTACCGACGTGCTTAGCGAGATGGCAAGCGGATCGATCAGCGAAGCAAGGGCGAAGGTTTTGTTGTCCGCTCAAGGGCTATCCGAAGCAAACGTGCAACTGTTGATTGATGACGCAAGAGATGGAAGCGTAAGCCAACAAACTTTGCAGGCAGCGGAGGCAAGCCAATGAGCACAAAGGGCAAATTGCCGCCGGTCAAGGCCGAGTCTCTTGTAATGCGATCGCTTGTCATTCGTGCCGAAGGGCAGGCACTTCGCGTCGTCACGGCTACAGAGTCGCCCGTGATGCGATATGACGAAAGCCGCGGCATGACGGTTGCCGAAGTGCTTGAGATGGACGGCATCGAAATGAGGGCCGGCCAAACGCAGATCCCGATAGTCGACAGTCACGACGAATCGACGGTGCGAAACATTTTCGGCAGCCTTCGAAATCTTTCGATAAGCGGCGATGAGTTCGGAGGAGTGCCTTACTTTGCGAGCGACCCAGACAGCCAAGCGGCAGAAGCGAAGCTTCGCGACGGGCACCTTACCGACTTTTCGATTACAGCAATACCGCGAGAAGTTCTGACAACTGAACGCGGCCAAAAGTACACGACGCCGAGAGGCACAGTGGTTGACGGTCCGGCGAATATCGTAACGCGATGGACGCCGATCAATGCAAGTCTCGTGGCTACCGGAGCGGACGAGCGAAGCACGGTTCGGCGATCTTACACCGCCGCGAATAAAGAGGTTAAACGAATGGACGAAACGCTATTGGCACAACTTGCCGCGATGGGAATGCCAGAGGGTATGACCGATCCAAATCAGATTCTTGCTTGGGTTGTCGGCAAAATGGGGTCCGAGTCGCCCGCCGCATCGATAGAAATGCCAGAGCCGATGGAATCGGCATCGCCAGCAATGAGCGAAGAGCCGAAGCCCGAAGAGGTTGTTTTAGAAAACGCGATGGATGAAACCAAGCGATCGCAAGACGCATCTGAACAGATCAAACGAGCGTTGGCGGCTGATCAGTCGAGACGCAAGGAAATCACCAGCCTTTGCACACTTCACCGCATTGACCGAGCGTTTGCGGACGAATTGTGTGATGGTTTTGTTTCGCTTGACGACGCTCGGAAAAGGATTCTTGAACGCATGGCAACTCAGCCCGTCGGCCAGACCGCCGAATCGGCCCGCGTCGTCGGGTCTGAACAAGATCGCGTTACCGATGCAATCGGTGGCGGATTGATTCTCCGAGCGTTAAATGCGGCCCGCGTCAGCAAAGCATCGGCCAAGGTTGCCGAGCAATCGCAAGAATTTTCGCGGATGCCGATTGTTCGGACCGCGGAAATCCTCCTTCGTTCGTATGGCATCAACACCGATCGAATGACGCCGAAAGACATCGCACAGGTTGCGATGGGTAACCGCGAGGCATCGCGACGGTTTGGAATCGAACGAACTGCCTACCACACCACGGGGGCTTTTCCAAACCTGCTTGCGGACGTGGCGAACAAGACGCTTCTGGCGGCCTATGACGAAGCTCCTTACACTTGGAGCATCTGGGCGCGACAAGGAGCGAGCGTCACGGACTTCAAGGAGATCAACCGAATTCGGTTTAGCGAGTCACCTGACCCGGAAATCGTGCCGGAGCGTCAGCCCTACCCCGAAAAGCGGATGAGCGATTCGAAAGAATCGTACACCGTTGAAAAATACGGAGCTATGTTCTCCGTATCGTGGGAGACTGTCGTTAATGACGACCTGGACGCGATCAGCCGAGTGCCGGCGATGCACGGCAACGCGATGCGACGCAAGCAAAACAAAGTCGTCTATAGCGTGCTGACTGCTAACGACGTGTTGAGCGATAACGTCGCTTTGTTCAATGCGACGCACGCCAACGTTTCAAGCGGAGCGGGTGCACCTTCGGTGGCAACGCTCAACGCTGGATTCTTGGCAATGGCAAAGCAGACCGGCCTATCGTCGGATGCGGTGCTGAACCTGACGCCGCGGTACTTGATTGTGCCGCAAGCCTACGCGGCTACCGCGATGGAGCTTTTGAACTCTACCGCGAATCCTGCGGTCGGTGGTTCGGCTGTTGGTTCAAGCGGCGTGGCAAACATCTACAGCATGGCCGGCGGTCGGCAGTTGACGATGGTTGCCGATGCCAACCTTGACCTCAACAGTTCGGCGATTTGGTACTTAGCGGCCGATCCGGCACAGATCGACACGGTGGAAATCTCCTTCCTTGAAGGCGAAGAGTCGCCGGTGCTTGAGCAGGAATGGGACTTCGACCGCGACTGCTACAAGTACAAGATTCGCCAGACGTTCGGGGCTAAGGCGATCGACTACCGCGGACTGTATCGCAACTCGGCATGATCCGAGTTTGAGTTTTAGCCGCGGCCAATAGTGGCCGCGGCCGTTGGTTTTTCAATTTCAAACAAGGATCAAAACGATGGCAGGTATTCAGGACTTTTTGACTTGGGAAGATGACTTCGTCGGGGGGGAGACATTCACGACTGCGGGCCAGGGTAGCCCGTGGGCGATTGCAGATACCTCTAGCAGCGGGACGCCGGTTTATGCCGTGGTCACACCTTCGGCGACTGGCGAAATCCGCTTGGGCTTCGACAACACGAGCGAAATTCAAAACGTTTGCTTGTCGTTTGGCGATAAGCTTTGTTTCGACATCGACAACCTTCAGTCGATCGCCTTTCGCGTCAAGGTTGTGCCGGAAAGCACTAACCTGGACTCGGCAACTTCGGTCGCGTTCGGTTTGGCATCGGCTCGAAACGACGCGATTGACAGTATCGCGAACCACGCCAGCTTCCGGCTGATCGGGTCGAATTCGCTTGTTGTTGAAACCGATGACGGAACGACAGACCTTGACGACAAGGCGACCGGCCAGAGCCTCAGCACGACCTACCGCCGGTTCGTAATTGACTTCACCGGCGGAAAGTCGAACGTGAAATTCTACGTCGATGGGATTCGCGTTGCTGCTGGCACGACCTTTGACATGAGCGCCGCGACCGGGTCGCTACAGCCCTATGTGCAGATCCAAAAGACTGCCGATACCAACATCGACTTTGTTCACGTCGATTACGTCAGCGTCGAGGCGAAGCGCTGATGCAAAGCGTAGAAATTAACGCCGGTCAATCCGTTGAGGTTGCCGGCGTAAGGATCACTGTTGACGGAGTGACGCGACACAGCGAGGGCGACGGGCCGCCGGTCCAGCGAGTTAGCCTGAGCGTTGAGCCGATCGCCGCAGCGGTGGTGCAAGATCAACCAAAAGCACGGGCACGGACAAGTCAACGATGACATTACGCGATGCAATCGCAAGTGACGCAACCGCGGTTTTTCTGAACAGTGACGACTTCGCCGAATCGGTGACCTACCACCCGCATCGATTCTACGGATCGGAAATCAGATCACCGCGGACGATCAAGGCGGTTGTCATTCGCGAACAGGTCGACAACTTTGCTGAGGATGTTGTGACCGTGCTACCGCGGTTTGAAGTACATGTTGCGAATGATGCAACCAACGGCATCAGTAGCGCAGAGATTGACACGGGCGGCGATCAATTAGAATTTCCAGCCCGCGACGGCAAGGCGGCCGAACGTCGAGCCATACTGAAAATCACGACACAAGATAACGGAATGCTCGTCCTCGAATGCAGATAACCGCAGCCCTGCCGGTGATAACGCGAATAACCGAAGAGCTTTTCGATAGGCTCAATCGGTTAGCGGCTGGGTATAGCGATTTCACATACGTCTACGAGGTGGTCAGGCCGACTCGATTGGCACAGTACACGCCGAGGCATTTGCAAATCATCGTCGTAAAAGGCGATCGCGAAAGGATGCCGGAACTTGATTGTCCAGGCAATCCGCCAGCAATCGCATATCGGCAGCGGTTTGACATTCGATGCCATGTGCTACCAAGCGAAAAAGATACGACGCCGATCGATCAATACTGCGAGATTTTTGAGTCAGACGTTGTTAAGACCGTTTGCGATGCGAGCCAGTGGCACACGTTTGGGGGTAACGCCATTAACGCGGAGTTCGACGTTGCGGATGCGATCGTATCAGACGGAGGAATCGGCGGCGTCACATTGCCACTGCTTGTGACGTACAGGCATGACGAAGGCGACCCGTACAACGTGCGATCGTGATTACTTTTCGGATCGACAAAAAGCAAATTGAGAAACTGAAAGACGCCATCCGCGGCACGAGCATCAACATCGACAGGGAGATTGCGACAGCGATAAACAAGACCGGCAAGGCAACGTTAAGCGAAATCGCAAAGGACATCGGGACGGAACTAAACACGACGCAAAAAGCGATCAAGTACGGCGGCAAGGCCCTGAGCGTTTTGGGCAAAGCGTCGCCAACAAAAAAAGGATTGGTAGTTCGATTAAGTATGACGGGACGAATGAGCCTTCGGCATTTTAAGCCAAGGCAGACAGCGACCGGAGTTAGTTATAAGATCAGCAAGTCAAAGGGGCAGACGTTCGTCAAATCAGCGTTTATGGGTCCGCGACCTGGTGCGGTGAAGATTAGTTGGAAAGGAAACGTTTTTAAGCGGATCGGCGACAAGCGAAAGATGCGGAAAGGCCGATACGCCGGAAAGATTCGAGAACCGATCACAAAGCTTAACGCGGCATCGCCCTGGGGTGTTTACATCGCGAAGAACTTTGAACCTAAGCAGGTTCGGCGAATTAACGAACGACTAGAAAAGGAAATGGAAGAACGAATCCGGTTTCGGGTTGCCACAGCCTTTAACAAAGCCAAGCCAAGAGGAATTTAATCAATGTCGCTACTCAGACGCCGCACAGTATTCGCTGCCAAAGCCGAAGCAACCGTCGGAACTGCCGAAACGTTGACCGCAAGCGAAGGCGTTTTCAACGTCTACGATTTGCTGATTCAGCCCAACATTTCGATGACGCAACGAGAGGGTCAAGGGGCGTTTAACTACTTGGCGGCAATCGCAGCCGGTCGGCAGGGAACGGCGACGTTTTCGACCGATATTTACTGGGGCGGCGACAGCGGGTCGCTTCCGCCGTGGGCTACGGTACTTCTTCCAGCTTGCGGTTGGGTTAACACGTCAGGCACGTTCAAGCCGAAGACCGCTAAGCCCGGGACCACCAGTAGCGACCCGCGAACGATCACAATCGGCGGTTTTGTTGATGGCAAGTATCGAAAGCTATCAGGTTGCATGGGTACGTTTTCGATCGATTTGCCAACCGGCGACCTCGGGCGGATCAACTGGACATTCAGCGGCAAATGGGAAGCGGAGACGGATTCGGCGATCATCGCACCGACCTATCCGACCGACTTGCCTAGCCGATGTGCTGGCGACACGTTCCAGTTCAACAACTCGAACATCTGCGTCGCGTCGGCAACGATTGACGCCGGTAATGCAGTTGTTATGCGGGAATGCACGACGCACGTGAGTGGCTACGCATCGGCGATTGTTACGAACCGCCAGCCGGTTATCACGGCAGACCCCGAGGCTGTTTTGGTGGCGTCGCTCGACCGGTATTTAGCACTAACGGCATCGACCGAATATGAACTAGAATACAAGCTGCCGACTGCCGGATCGGGAACGATTGTTTTTTTGGCACCGAAAGCGCAGATCCAGACGGCCGCTCAAGGTAATCGAAACGACATTGTGACCGACGATATCACTTGGCAGTGCAATAAGAACGGAACCACAAACGATGAGGAATTGACGATTCAATTCGTCGATGCAACGCCATAATGCCAAAAAGTTTGGATCGTGACGACAGGATCGTCTTCGTACTCAAGAGCGACGCCGGCAAGCCGCGAGACATTCAGCCGCGGTTGATCGGCAGCGTGCTAACGCTTGGTAAGCAAAAGCAACTTTCCAAGGCGTTGTCGTCAATGAAGACAGAAGACGCAGAGGGCAAGCTTAATGCGGCGATCGATGCCGTAATGGTTTGCCTAAGCGGGTGGGAAAACTTCGGCCAGGAGTTTAGTCGCGAAGCACTTGAAGACCTCCTGACAATTAACGAAATCAATGAAATCATCGACGCGATCGTAACGACGTTCACGGCAAGCGGCGACGAATTAAAAAAATCCGCATCGCCGCCTACGTCCGCTGCGGCGAGCTTTGCAAATCATGCCGCGGGCGATGTAACGAGCTTTTCGACGAACAGCAGAGAATCGAAATTGAGTGCCCCGCCTGTATTGGGCATGGTTGTGAATGGTGTCGAGGTGGATACTTTGAACTAAAGGAATGCCCGTCGTCGTTTATTGGTCGCGATATGATCGACCAAATAAACATCGCGGCGGCTTGCGTCGATGGGGTGCTACCACAGACAGGCGGATTACTTGATCAATCGGCGTGGTGGTTTGAGCTTCGACGAATTTTGAACAACGAAGAAAACGCAATTCAGATCGAGCAAGTAGAGAAAGAGCGAAAGCGATATGCCAGACGTTGAGTTCGCGATTGGCGGTAAAAACGAAACGGCGAAGGCAATCAATTCAACGGTTGCCGGATTGTCGCGTCTTGAAATGTCGTTTGGATCGATTATAAAAACCGCTGCTGGCTTTACGCTTGTTTCGGGCACGATCAATACGGCTCTTCGTGGCATTGAAAGGCTAGGTAGTTTAATTTCCGCGGGTGTGTCTGATTACGACAAGGCTACGGAGGCTAATCGAGCACTGCGCCAAGCGATGGAGCTTAACGGCGGAGCGACCGACGAAGCGGTTCAGAAGAACATTGACCTTGCCGACTCTTTAGAACGCCGAACGAACATCGAAGCGGAAACGATTGCCGAGATGATGAAATCGGCGGCGATGCTTGGCGTGGAGAATGAGCAGCTTGACGACGTAGCACAGGCCGCGATCGGGTTATCGGAGGCGATGGGCATCGGGCTTGATGACGCTTTGAAGAAAGCACGACTAGCGACCGAAGGTAACTTCGATTCGTTCAACCGCTTAATTCCGTCGCTAAAAGACATGGCGACGAATGAAGAAAAGCTAGCCGCCGTAATGCAGTTGGCGAATAACGGAATGGCGCAAAAAGAGGCGAGGGCCGATAGTGCCGCTGATGCTTATCAGCGAATGCAGAACAAAGTCGGCAATATGATGGAGGTACTAGGCGAGGCCCTGTCACCATTTCGAAAACTTGCGTTAGACGGCATCGGGTTTGCTGCCGAGAAGATAACCGAGGCGATGCTGCCGGCCCTTGAATCGATTGGGCCAATTACTCAGTCAATCGGCGAATGGATGGACTACTTCAAGTCAAAAGTAGTTGCGGCAATCAACGGGGCGATCACGCAAATCACGATGATTGAAGTGATCGTCGGCAACCTCGGCACCGTCTGGGAGATGGCGGTTGATTCTACGGAATTGCAACTGATCCGACTTGTCGAAGGGGCCAAGCACGCATTTACCATTGAGATCCCGGCCTATGCTGCTTGGTTTGCAGACAACTTCACCAAACTAATGTCGGACGCTTTTAACGCGGTCGTTACGATCGCTAGCAACCTGGGCGACAAGATTGGCCGCATCATTATGCGGATTTGGGATTTCGTTTCTAGCGGCATGTCAGGCGGGTTCGATCAACTTGCCGCGGACATCGGACAAGTAGCTTCGGGTAGTCTATTGGAGGGATTCACGGCGACCGCCGAGGCATTGCCAGAAATTGCAGCGAGGGCAATAACCGATCGCGAGCAAGAGCTACAAGCAAGAATCGGGAAGCTTGGCACTAATCTTGCCGAAGAGTTTAACACGAAGCTTGCGGGTCGACTGATCGGGCTTGACGAAGCGACTAGCAGGCCAGCCGAACAGATCGCGTTGAAGATGGCAGGCCAAGATGGGCCAGCGGCGGGACCGGGAGAGCAAGGCAAATCATCGAACCAGCTTGCGCCGGCTAGTGCGTTGCAAGCACAGACGGGCCGATTGTTGACGATGGGGCCAGCAAGCGAAACCAACGAAATACTGAGGCAGATCGCAAGTAATACGCAAGACGCGGCAAATAGTGCGTCCGCTCAAAAGATGGCCGAAGAGTCGCGATCAAGAGAAGAGGCAGCGAGCCGGGCACAAATCGCCGCGGCATTAGCAAAGGCACCACAACTGGCGGCACCGATTCAATGAGTGTTGTAGACGCTACCGAAGTTTGGTCGCGACATGGTGCGACAATCACAAGCGAAAAGGCCAGTCCGGCCGATGCGGTGATCGCGATTACTCAAGGCTACTTCGTCGTGGTCGATGATGTAATAAATGACGACGCGGAGGTTGTTAAGTCGTCTCCGCTGGTGCCGCAAATCGGCGACTATTACCGCGGCAATCCGAAGTACAGATGCAAGTCGGTTACGCCGCGACGGGTTAGCCCGATCGTGTACATGGTCGACGTCGGCTATGAGGGATTGCCAGATCCCGAGCTATCGCGGCCGTCGATTTCGTGGAGTCCTGTAGTAAGCAACGAAGCGGTCGATCGCGATTACTACGGCAGGCCGTTAATCAACGCCGTAGGCGAGCCCGTGCAGGGCTTAACGCGGATGATCACAGATCGGCAGTTGACTATCACAAGGCGATACGAAACTTACAACGCCCTGTTTTGGGACTCATTCGAAAACACAATTAACGAAGACTTGTTCGCAGGCTATCCAGCGGGTCGCGGGCTTGTGACTGGCGTTAGTGCTCAAAACCAATTCAGCGGCGGCGAAGCGGACGATCAAGGATATTGGAATATCACGGTCTCAATTTTGTTTCGCAAGCCGTTTTTAGTTGACAATCAGTTTGCGTGGTGGCATCGGTTTAGGCATGAAGGAACATTTAAAAACGTATCGACCACGGTTCTCGAAACAGTTCCAGAAGACAACGACGACCCGTTGCCGTTGCTTACACTAACGCAAATCGTTCCGATTCTTGACGGTACCGGACAACGCAAAACGACGCCGACGCTGCTAAAGCTTGACGGCACCGTTGAGGATAATCCGAATAACGCCGTTTGGCTATTGCGTCCGGCTTATGGGCTTTCGACTTTCGCAGATATGGGGCTTCTGTAATGGCAAACTCAGTTCGAGTAACAACCCGCGTCGAATACTTGATCGAATCAGCGGCGTCGAATCCCGACGTCAAATCAAAAACGATCGCGACCGAAACGACTTCGGCAATTCATTCGCAAGTAACGCAACTTGTCGGCACTACGCACGAGCTGCTGACGGCAGGCGATCAGACCGACGACGTGATGGCGATCGTTGAAAACAGATCGGCATCGGCTAGTCTTTCGCTTGGTGTTGTTGTTTCCGCGACATATTATCCGCTTTTTGATATACCAGCCGGAGAGCGTGCGGTTCTTCCGAGGGTTGATGCGTTGGCGTCGACATACATTAAGGCGACAGTCGCAAACACGCCGGCACTTGTGACGCTTTACAAAATCGTGGCACCGGCATAATGCAGATACAGGCCATCACGCCGGAACAGTGGCGTATCGTTTGGGGCTATGTTCGTGCTCAATTGATGGGCACCAGCGGAGGCATGGTTCCAAACGTGCCAAACAATTTCGACGCGATCCAGTTTCGTAACACGACGGCCGAAGAGGTGCCGGCATTTGGCGTGATGCGGATTACTGGCGTTGAAATGCGCGACGACATGGCGGTCGTCACTGTTGCCAAGCCGAACACGTCAAGCGATCCGCTTTTAGTGAACGGTCCGCAGGCGATGCCAGCAGGCGGCTACGGCAGCGGCTACAAGTACGGCATCTTGCAAGTAAAAGCAGAGGCCGGCCTAACGCTTGGGCAGTCGTGCCGAGCTAAGAATGCGTCGTGGGAAATCGAAGACGGTGACGGGCCTTTTGTTTTTTTTGGCTATGACACGCAACTGAATTGCGGAATTGCAAGGATCGGCGGCGGTGGC